CCCAGTCTTTATATCTTGGATGATTTTTGTTATAGCATCTTGCTTTCATACAGCCCCAAGAATGATATGTGATACTTCTTATTCCTCTACTTGAATGATTATGTTTTGTTATTGCTTTTAACATCAAAGGTATTCTATTTTTTTTACATACTTCTATATTATAACATCCACAAGATTTTATATTTCCTTTTACTACATCATATCCTGTTATAATTTTTTCTTTTCCACATTTACACTTAAATAGCCATTTTGAATTATCTAAGTATTTTATTGCAGTTAAATAATTAAAAGTTAATCCTGTAATATCTTTAAAATTAATAGTTTTTGCTCTAATTTTTATTAACTCTAAATTATAACATCCGCAGGACTTAGCTAATCCTTTTGCTACTCCAGTTCCTGTTGTTATTATATAATTGCCACAATTACATTTACATAACCATTTTCTATTTCCTTTGTATTCAATGAAAGTTAGTCTATTAAATTTTTGTCCTGTTCTATCTATAAATTTTGGCATAATATTACATTAATGTTAATAACATATTTAACATTCTAGTATAGTATTTATAAATATCAAGAATATAATTAATTGCAGATGTGTTAGTATTTATTCTATTAGTTAATTCTGTTTTCATTAAAATCTATTGAGTTTAATAAATCTTCTTGTTCCTTTTTATTTTCATTCCTTGCTTCTTCATAATATTCTTTTTCTGCTACAGGAAAACGATTTTTAAATAATTCTTTTATTATTTTATGTTCTTCTTTAGAAAGAGAAATAATTTTTTCAAAAGAACGATTAAATCTATTAGGTTCTATACTATAAGTAGATAAACTATATTTTGGAAATAAAAAACCTTCTTTTTTTATTCTCACATCTTTATAATCTAATATATAATCAAAATAATATTCAAATTTATCTATATTATCTACTATCTCTTGTATTTTTGGTCTGATTATCATTTTATTTATTTTATTTATTTATAACTAGCAGAATATCAAATAGACAAAAATTTAATATATGTTATATATAATATATACTATTTTTTAAAAGTAAATAAAAAATCTACAAAATATATGAATGAAGAATTAGAAACTAAAGAAATTCAATTAACTAAGGCTTTTAGTTTTGAAATAAAGTCATTAGATGAGGAAGGAGTTTTTGAAGGTTATGGTGCAATATTTGATAATGTAGACTCTTATAATGATATAATAGTAAAAGGAGCTTTTAAAGACTCTCTTAAGAAGAGAAAACCAAAGTTATTGTGGCAACATAATACAGACCAGCCTATTGGTATTTATGAAATAGTAAAAGAAGATGACATAGGTTTATATATAAAAGGAAAATTAGCTATAAAAACAGAAAAAGGACGAGAAGTATATGAATTATTAAAAATGGGTGCATTAGATGGTCTTTCAATAGGATATTCTTTATGGGATAGTGATAGTAAATATACTATAGATGAAAAAAAGAAAACAAGAACAATACAAAAAGCAAGTTTATATGAAGTGTCGTTGGTGACATTCCCAGCAAATCCGAAAGCACTTATAACAGATGTTAAAGAAGAAGAATTTGATAATGAAGATATAGAAGACAAAGAATTAGAGCAAAAAAGCATAGAAGGTTTTGATAGTGTAAGAGATTGCGAAGACTTTTTAAAAATAAAAGGTCTTAGTAGTAAAGAAAGTAAAACTATTATCTCAAAAATAATAGAAGTAAAAGAAAATTCCAAGAAGCGAGATGCTGAGGAAAAAACTATAGAAGCTCCAAAACGAGATGTTGAAGAGAAAAGTATAAATTCAAAATTACTAAGTGAAAAAAAATTAAGTGAAATAAATTTTTTACTTTCAAAGATTTTAACAAAATAAATTTTTAATTAAATAGGTACAAAACAATGACTGAAATACAAAAACCAGAAGTTGAAGTAGAAACAAAAAATAACAATATGTTAAATGAAATATCTACTAAACTTGATAAAGTAAATACAATGAATACTGAATATGCTAAATCAGTAGAAGACTTAAATATAAAATCTTCTAATATTGAAATTGAATTAAAATCAGTTAAAGATGATTTAGTTAAAAAAGACGAAGTAATAACTGCATTAGAAAAAAAATTAAATGACCCTTCAAAATCATTTAATGAAAATGAAAATGAAGATTTAAAACTTTATAAAAAAGGTTTTGAAACTTATTTAAAAAAAGGAAAGATTATTAGTGAAGATTTAGCTAAAAAAGGACTTACTTCTATATTTGGAGAAACTATTGATTTAGAAATAAAATCAGATGAAGGAAATGGTTTTATAATGGATATAAAATCTCTTAATTTAGAACAAAAAACAATGAGAGTAGGAGTTCAAACAGATGGTGGTTATTTAACTAGACCTGAATTAAGTACTACACCAATCACTAGAATATTTGAAACTTCTCCTATTAGAGAATTAGCTAGTTCTCAACTTATAGGAAGTTCTGAGTTAGAACTTATAATGGATGATGATGAAGCTTCTTCTGGTGGATGGGTTGGTGAAGAAGAAACAAGAGGTGATACTAATACTCCTAAAGTTGGAAAGCTTACAATTCAAGTTAAAGACCAATTTGCTCAACCTAAGGCTACTCAAAAATTACTTGATGATGGTATTATCAATGTTGAAACTTGGTTAGCTGAAAAAATTAATGAAATAATTACAAGAACAGAAAATACAGCTTTTGTAAATGGTACAGGAGATAAAAGTCCTAAAGGAATATTAACTTATTCTGCTTGGGCTTCTGCTGGAACTTATGAAAGAGATAAACTTGAATATGTAAAATCAGGAACTAATGGAGTAATAAAAGCTGATACATTAATGGAAATTCAGGACTCTTTACTTGATGCATATCAAGCAAATGCTGTTTGGATAATAAATAGAACTGCATTTACAAAAATTAAACAATTAAAAGATGGTGAAGGAAATTATCTTTTAAATACAACAGGTATGAAAGATGGATTTGCACCTATGTTATTAGGAAAACCAATAGTTTTCGCTTCTGATATGCCAAAAGCAACTGCATTTACTACAGGAACAAAAGCTATAATTTATGGTGATATTAGAGCTGGTTATCAAATAGTTGATAGACAAGGTATTAATGTATTAAGAGACCCATTTACATCTAAACCTTATGTAAAATTCTATACAACAAAAAGAACAGGTGGAGCAGTTAAAAACTTTCAAGCTATTAAAGTTTATCAATTATCAGCTTAATTAATCTAAGGGGAGCAATCCCCTTATAAATTTATTTATAAAATAATAACAAAATAGGTACAAAACAATGGCTTCAAGAGAAATATATAATGATTTATTACCACAAGTTGCTTTTAATACTCAGTTAATTAATACTGACACTACAACAAATGGAGTATGGATTGACACACTAGGTTATGGCTTAGGTATTTTATTTACAGGACAGATGGGTGTTAGAACAACTGGAGATATTACTCCTCTTTTTGAAGAGAGTGATGATGGTGGTTCAACTTCAAATGTTGTTGCAGATGTTAATATAGTTCCTGTTGTTGTAGCAGATGTTCTATATGAAACAGGACAAGAAGTAGCTTCAAAATTAGATGGTTCAAATGAAATCTTCTCAATAGGATTAATAGGAACAAAAAGACATGTAAGATTGTCTGGTGTATCTGCGAATACAGCTAATTTAACATTCGGAGCAATGGTTCATAAGATGGGTGAAATTCGCTCTGTATATGGATTAGTAAAATAATTAATCTAAGGGGATCAATCCCCTTTTTATTAAAAAAAATAACTTATTATGAAAATAGTAAAATTTTTAAAAAAAGAAACTATTGCTTTTGATGGAATTAATCCTACACATTTTGAAATAGGAGATAAAGTAGAAGCAGAAAAAATAAATAAAGTAAGTAATACATTATTAGAGTTCTATAAAAAAACAGGAGTTGTTGAAGTGGAAGGAGAAGAAAAATCTTTAAATCCAGTTATAGAAAACAAAGCTATAACTAATTTTAGTAATAAAGTAAAAGAGTTTTCATTTCAAGATTTAAAGAAAAAGTTAAAAGAATTAAAGATTTCTTTTACTACTTCTGATAAACAACTCGTTCTTTTAGAAAAACTTAATGAATATAACAAACAAATGGAAGAAAATATAACACCAGAAGAAACAACTGAAGAAGTTAATCCACAAGAAGAAGTGGAAACAGAAACTTCTCCAGAAGAAATAAATGAATAATATTAATAATAAAATAGGTATAAAATAATGTCTGATGTAAATGTATTAAACTATAACGAACAAGCTGATGAAACTGGTGATAATAAACTAGTTCTTGGTGGTTCTGTTAAAACAAGTGGAGGAGCAAATCTAAAAGAGTATGTTCTAACTCATAGAATTGCTGACATTTCAGGTGCAAATAATGCAAAGATTGTAGCACCATTTGCAGGTACTTTAATAAAAATAATAAGTTCTGTAAGTGGAGACCCTGGAGCAGAAGGAAAGTTATCTGTTAAAGTAGACGGAGGAACTTCTGCAGGTAATGTTGTTATAGCAGATGGCTCAGGAGCTGATGCAATTGACACTTTAGAGCCTAGTGCAAATAATGTTGTTCTTGCAAATTCTGTAATAACAATTCTATCTGATGCAACACCTTCTAATGCAGTTTCTGTTGAATTGAGTTTAGTATTTACTCGTGATTAATTAATAAAAGGTTAAAGGAATGTACGGCAATTATAAAACTAAAGTTTTTAAAGATTATCAAATATCTTCTCAAACTGCCGAACTTCCTTTAACTTTAGTAGAAGTAAAAGCACAATTAAGAATAGATGTGGCAGATGTGAGCGACGACACTTATTTAACATTTCTTATTAAATCTGTATCTAATTTTTTTGAAAGATATACTCAAAGAACACTAATCATAAAAACATTCATAGCATACTTAGATTGTCTTAGTTATACTTGTGGAATAATAGTTAAAAAATCAAAATTACAAACAATAACAAAAATTGAATACTTATTAGATGCAGTTTTAACTACTTGGAATGCTTCTAATTATTATTTTACAGATACAAATCAATATAGTTCTATTTATTTAACACAGGACGGAAGTTTTCCAACAGACCAAGATGTAAGAATGCAAGCTACAAAGATTACTTTTACTGCAGGTTATGGACTTACTAATACTTCTATTCCCGAAGATATTAAAATTGCTATGCTTAATCATATATCTTATTTATATGCAAATAGAGGAGATTGTGAAGGTGATAGTAGTAATTCTTGCAAACTTCCTTGTACTTCTAAAAATATTTATGACAATTATAGAATTCAACCTATAGCTTGGGAGGAATAAATGACTTGTGATAAAATAAGAATTAAATCAAAAAATTATTGTATAGGAGACTTAAATAAAAAGGCAGTTTTTCTTGATAGAGAAATTGATGCAAGAACAGATATAGATATAGGATATGGTGAAATATTTAAGAATAATACTAGTGTATGGTGTGCTATAGAAACAAAAAATGGTAAAGATGTTTTTAGTGGTACAGATTTACTAGGTACAAATACTCACGATATAATAACAAGATATAATTCAACACTAGTAAGTAAAAAATTTATTCTATTATCAAGTAGATATTTAAAAATATTAAGAGTGCAAGATTTAAATGAAGAAGGTTTGTTTTTAAAATTTGTATGTAATGAAAGAGGACTTAGCTCTCTTAAAGTAAATGAGGCTTAATATGTTTAAGATTACTCCAACTCCAAATACAATAAGAACATATCAAATTACAAGACAGATGGGAAGTAATACAAAAACTGGTACAAGACAAGGACTTTATAAATTTGGTAGTCTTTTATATAAAGAATTAAGAGCAGATATACTTAGAAGAAAAAATGGGAAACAATATATTGTAAGAAGAGGAACGACAAGAGGAAGACATATTGCTTCTGCAGTTGGTGAAACTCCAGCTAATCTATCAGGAAATTTAAGAAGGTCTGTTGATTTTAAAGTACAAGGTTCTAGTAATATGGAATTTGGATATGATAAATCTGTTGATTATGGTAAATATCTTGAAAGTGGAACAAAAAAAATGGGAGCAAGACCGGGATTGAAAAATAATATAGATAAAAATCTTGTAAATGGTGCAAATATAATAGGACAAGAAGTTTATAATAGTATGATGAAAAAATAATAAAATTGTTAATAACCTGTTAATAAAAAATGACAACTCCACTAATAACACAAATAATAAACCAGTTAAGAGAAATACTTCCAAAGTACACAACAAAATTCTCTAATACAATTGCTATTTCTTCTCTTACTTCAAGCGGTACACTTGCGACTGCTAATTCTGTAGACCACGGACTAATAACAGGAAATTATATAAGTATAAAAGGAGCTAAAGTACCTTATGCTATATCAAATCTTACAAGAATAGGAACACAAGCAACTGCACTTACTACTCAACAAAATCAAGTTATTTATTCTGTAGGAGAGAGTGTTGAAATAGTAGGAGCAAATGAATCTGATTATAACGGAGTACATACTCTTATAGAACCTAAGAAAATAAAAATTAGTTCATTAGTTAAAGCTGGAGATGTAATAACTGCAACTACAGAAGAAGCCCATGGATTTATAGTAAATGCAAATTTTAAAATTAATATATGGGGAGCAGAACAACAGAGTTATAATCAAACTGAAATATCTATTTTATCAACTCCTACTACAACTTCATTTACTTATACTTTAAAAGGTGAAATTATAAGTCCTGCAACGACAAAACAACAAATATATTGTCAAGCAATTCATAATGAATATACATTCTTTTATTATGTAGTTAATAATCCAACTACTCCTGCAACAGGAACTATTTATCAATTAAGAACTTTAAATAAGGGTTATAATGGACTTAAACAAATAACAAGAATTGATGATGATATTTTTACTTATACTTTAGAAGAAGCATTAAACTCTCCAGCACAAGGAACTATAACAGGGGATTATAAAAGTAGGATTGATGGAGCTATTAGTATTGAAAGGGCAATAGA